ACGATTCCGAGCCTTCTATTGCTCACCTTGGTAGCACTGACCAGTGCGACTTTCTCCTTATTTATGGATTACTTTCTGGAGGATCACCCACTTGGGCAGTGGTATCTGTCTCAGATTCAGAAGCTGCCCATGAACTGGGCGAAGCCACTCGGTGAATGCCCTTTCTGCTCAGGTGCATGGCAGTTTCTGCTTATCTCCTGGGCAATGTTTGACTACCCTTTCTATCTATGTTCAATATTTTTAGGCGTAAATCACATGCTCCTGCTCCTGCTCAACAAGTGGCAGAAGAAGCTCCTTTACAAGCAGAAGGTAGCAGAGTACTTTACAGGGGAGTAGCACCGAAAGACCGGTGGGATCAGATTGAGTTTGCCTTTACCTCCGGTGGAGTCAATTACTTCAAATTCTCAGCTGAGGTTAATGTGCCATTCCAGAGGGCAGTTGCTGCCAGAGACATATTCACCGAGGAGCTATGGCAAATCAACCCAGACTACCTGAGAGGCTGGAACAATGGCCTGATTAACCTTCTGATGGACAAGAAAAAGAAGGATGATAAGAAGCTGTATGAGATAGGTGTGCTTGCATCCCGGCTAAAGGAGCAGATGGAGATGTCGGTTAGCTTCCTGAGGCAGCTGAAGCTGGCAACAGTGCTTTACTTTGACGAGCAAGAGAATCCACTTGACTACCAATATCCATACAACAAGCAGAAGCTCGACCACTGGATGAAGCATAATGATGTGCAGGGTTTTTTTTTGAATCTGCCGGAGTACGCCTATCTGCCCTCTTTGACCGAGTACAGTCAGAATTTCCCGACTTATTTGCAAGCAGAAACACTGCAAAGCCTAAACAACCTGAAGCACATTATTGGACTTCAATTATCAGACAGCACAGACAGAGATTTGATGAGCAGTTTAGAATCGCAGGTGGAGATGCTCAAAGACTTAAATTCCTGGTCGAAAGGCCAATCTATGAGTATTACTTGATTGCCTCTGCCTATATTGCGGAGCAAAAGAAACGTAGGACAACTAAAGGGTAAGTGTTTTTTTCAGAGTAAGGTTAGTCAAAGAGCCACTGAATTTCGGTGGCTTTTTTAATTGCTATCTTTGGGGCAAATAACAAGCCTATGGCACTCTCCAATAACGAAATCAAAATTAAATATGTCATTGATGACACCGAGCTGCGGAAAGCAGCCACCAGCTTTGACAACCTGACCAAAGAGGAGCAGGATGCCATTAACTCAATGAAGAAATTCAATACTGAGTTAAGCAATACAGGAGCAAAGGCCACCGAAACAGGCAATAAAGTAAAGGGAGCATTTGACAAAGCCCAGGGAGGAATTGATAACTTTATCAAAGGACTTGGCCCAGTTGGCCCGGCAATAGCCGGAGCATTTGCAGCAACAAGCATAATCAGCTTTGGTAAGGCAGTCTTTGATGTTACTGCCAACTTTGAGAAGCTGGCTGCTGTACTTAAGAACACTCTGGGTAGTGGAGCGCAGGCATCACTTGCATTGGAGAGCATCAAGGAGTTTGCCAAGACAACTCCATTCAGCGTTCAGGAGCTTACAGCCAGCTTTGTTAAGCTCGCCAATCAGGGATTCAGGCCAACAACTGAGCAGATGCGAAAGCTGGGTGATCTTGCATCCAGCACTGGTAAGCAATTTGACCAACTAACAGAAGCAATAATAGATGCCCAAGTCGGAGAGTTTGAAAGGCTTAAGGAGTTCGGCATCCGAGCGCAAAAGCAAGGAGACCAGGTTACATTCACATTTAAAGGTGTCCAGACTCAGGTTAAATTCACCAATGAAGCAATTAGAGAGTACATCACATCACTTGGCGATTACAATGGTGTAGCTGGCTCAGCTGCTGCTGTATCGGAGACACTCGGAGGTAAGGTCAATAACTTAGGCGATGCCTGGGATAACTTCCTAAACTCAATAGGCACTTTACTAAAACCTGTTCTGGCTGGTGCTTTGTCCACTACCGCTGAGTTTATGGACAAGATTAATGCACTGTTCAAATTAGGCACAACCACATCTCAGCAGCTTACAGACATTGAGGTAGCTTCTTTTCAATCATACCAGAAAGAAGTTACTAAAATGACTGATGACATGCTTGATGCGCAGCTGAAGCGCAATGACCAGGCAATAAAAGAACTATCAGCAAAGGCAGCTGAGTTAGGCAAAAAACTTCAAGGAGTACCAAGTATTGCCGGATTTGACCCTGCTTTAGGTACTCGCAAAGAACTGGAGGCAGTTCAAAAAGGATTAGCCATGATTAAGGGCGAAAATGCTGCTATTACCGAGCAGATTAATGACAGGCAAGCCAATGTTACAAAATATGAGGAGCTAATGGCAAGGCTTAGAAAGGAGGCAACAAAGGATAAGGAAGCTCAACAAAAGATTGATGAGAAAAACTATCAGTTAAAGCTAAAACAGCTTCAGATTGAGAAGGAAATCCTGATTTTACAAGCTCAATTGCGTGGAGAAGGCCCAGCAGGTGCTGAAAAAGTAATTGCAGAAAAAATTTATCAATTAAAAAAGGATAATCTCGGCAAAATCAAAGACCTGACTGAACAGGAGGTTACGGCTGCTGAATTAGGAGCGCAAGCAAAAGCAAAAGCATTTGAAGAGGCATCTCAAAAAGAGAAAATGACTACTAAAAATGGCCTTGATTATCTAAGACAGGAAACTGACAAGAATTATGCAAAGGGTCAGGAAGCCTTAGACAAGGACATGAAGCAGCGCATGGATAAAACAAAGGCCATGCATGAGTTAGAATTGGAAGAACTTAGAAAGCAAGAGGAATTAAAGCAGGAAATCAGAAATAAAGCAGTTGAATTAGGACAAACAGTTGTTACCGGTGCATTTGACCTATACCAGGCACAGCTGAACAATGAGATGTCATCACTCCAAAAACGATACGATGAGGAAATCAGGCTGGCTGATGGCAACAAGCAGAAGATTACTGAAATCAATGAGCGCAAGGCAGCATCCGAGAGAGACATTAAGCTAAAGCAATTTAGAGCCGAGCAACTTAATGCTGTTGCCAATATCTGGTTTCAGGCTGCGCCTCAGATTGTCAAGTATGGTGCAAATCCTGCGACTATTCCATTAGCTGTCCTAGTTGCATCCATTGCAGCTGCTCAGACTGGATTTGTTGCTGCTCAACCAGTGCCTGAGTTCGCTGAAGGTACTAAGGGCAAGCCATTCAAAGGTGGTAAGGCCATTGTAGGTGAACGTGGAGTTGAGAAAGTGGTAACCGAATCCGGCAAGGTGTACTTCACTCCACCGACTGCTACCCTGGTTGACCTACCTAAAGGCTCACAGGTAATTCCTAACCATGCTTTGAGCAAGCAAGAGTTGTTTATGGCAAGCCACTATGCCAGCAGAAGCAACAGCACAGCATCTCCGGTAGTGGGAGAATTAAGGGAGCTTGGAAGCATCATTAGAGCATTGCCCATCACTCAGCTTAACATGGATGAGAGGGGCTTTGAGAAGTACATCAGAACACCGAGGCGCACAACCAAGGTGCTAAATAATCGCTTTCGTTCAGGCGAGTCATAGTTTATTGGTTTAGATAGAAACGAGTAAAGTGCCTCTGAGATTCAGGGGCATTTTCTTTTTACCTTTGCCTTATGGCAAACTGGAAGTTCTACTTAGATGGCAATGAGGTCGAAGAACCTATTGGCTGGGATGCAATTGAATTTACAGCACTCCGCATGGAAAGTCATGGCATTGACCAGCCATTCAGCACCGAAGTGCGCTTTTATAATCAAGGAGCTAAGTACATTAAGTCAATCTATGACCAGTACTTTATCAATCAGCCTATTGCCATTCAGATTACATCAGATGTAGGCTATAATGGCACTCCTTTTGTCTTTGATGGCTTTCTGAACATGGCTATCTATCAGGAGCATAACGTATGCGATACTGATAGCTGGGAGATAACAGTAGGTATCATTGATGATAATTTCAGGGAGTCATTCAAGGCTCGGCAGGATGTTGAGATAAACCTGAGAGATAACAAGGATGTCGAGGGAAATGCAATAGCTCCTGCTGAATGGGAAAGTATAAGACTTCACAAGTCAGATATTTATCTAAGTGCATCTGGCAGAAATCTTGATTTTGCTACCTTATATCTTGAGTATAATTCCAATGATGTTGTTGCTCCTTATGATTGGGTGTTTCCTGACTACATCAAGATTTTCCCTGTCTATTGGTCCAATAGTGATTTTGTGAATCCGGTAGGTTCAACAGTTGATGTTACTGGCCTAACTTACACAACAACCAATGCTATTTTCTCAAATAATACTTCATATACCAGGACAATTAAGTTTGCCGGCACAGTTAATGGGCGGTGGAGGGTAACCAACAGAACCTGTGGAGGAACATCAAATTGGGATGCCTACATTTTAGTTCAAGATACTACCGGAGTTACTCAAACATATTATCCTGTCTATACATCGCCTGTTGTTGGCAATGGAACAATACCAACACCTACTTTTTATGACTATGATTTTAGCTTTTCGGTTGATGTAGTAGTTGATCCAAATTACGTTGTATTATTCGGTGCATGGTGGGGAACTGGAGGAACAATTCAACGTGAAGTTCCAACAGGTACATTTCCTCTTCCATTTCTCTGCCAAGGAGATACGATTATAGGAGTTGATAATCTATGTATTACTGCATCTGAACTTAATACTGGTGAGTATGCCTCCTTCTGCGATGTCCTGAGAGTAGAGAACTACCTTAATCAAATCATTTACAAGCTGACAGGAAGTAATAACAAACTAATCTCAGACACATTTAGCCAGGCATCACATGGATGCTACTGGAATAATGCTGTAACCAATGGGCTAAGAATCAGAAATGCAGTTACTATAACCCAGACAGAAGTAGGCTGCGGAGATACTCCAGAGGACAACCAGAACATATTTAATACTACTTGGAAAAAGGCATTTGAATCACTTGATAAGATATTCTGCCTTGGATGGGCATTTGAATGGACTGGATTGGAGTGGAAAATAAGAGTTGAAAGTAGGGATTACTTCTATCAGAACTTAGTTAGCCAGACCTTCGAGCATGTCGGTGAGATTAATCAGATGGCTAAGTCTGAGATGCTGGTTAATAACGTCATCATTGGCTATTCGGACAACTGGAAAAACCGAGACATTGGTGGTGCATGGGCAATAAACACACAGAGAAACTACTTCATTGGCAACCGTGCGCTAAATGAGAACTCAACGAACAGCCTTGATCTAAGGACAGAGTTTATTGCTGAAGGTTATGCCATTGAGTTCAGCAGAAGGTTGCAGTTCTACCAACCAGGTGCAATCAGTTCTGATAGGCCAAATGACTATGATACGTTCATAATCTGGCTTAATCGCTTTGAGCTGTCTGGTTCAGCCGTTCAGAATACACCTTTTAGGTTGCAGAATGAAACAGGTGCTTATGCATTTGCGCCTGGAACAGTCAGCATGCCATCAGACTACATTACGGCATCAAATAGCCCGATGAATGGCCTGTACAATATCTACCACACTCCTGCTCGAATAGCATGCAGATGGTGGAAGGTGCTTGGCATGCACACCTATGGCCTGACCAATCCGGTAATGAAGTTCCAGACAGGAGAGTATCAAATAACGTACAGCTCGACTATTGATGGCACAAGCGAGAAAGCTGCCTGCATAGAAGTAGCAGGAGGAGCAATTGCGGAAACCAGCAACATATCAGCTGCCATCCTGAATCCAGCCTACCAGCAGTATTTATTTAAGCCTATCGGAGTGGAATTCAGCTATCCTCAAAGTCTCTGCGATTTCTTAACTTTGTCTCAGGATGAGCAGTACAAGAAAGTGCGACTCACCTCTGGCAGTTTAGTGATTGAGGGCTTCATCATGGAGGCTACCAATCAGCCGGAAGATGCCTCCGGCGGTACAACTAAGTTCAATCTGATTGTCTCAGCTCAGCAATCAGAGCCAGGTGGAGCATTTGACACCGGTTTTAACAGTGGCTATGACATTGAGAATTAAGCATGTCAAACATTACCAGAACTTCACTTGATGCGCTCAGCCAAGCCAATTTCCCGAACAACACCACGCAGCAGATTAGTCCTGCTGACTTAAGGGATTGGATAGAGTCGGCAGTAGATAGCTTTGTCACCCAGAAGGACACCAGCACCTTTGAGAATGCTTTTTACGAGTGCAAGAGTAGCAATATAACAGCTGTATCAGGCACTACTAACCTTGCGCTGGCAACAGGCAACTTTGTCCACATCACAGGCTCAGGCTCAATAACCATCACATCATTTGGCACTCTGCCAGCCGGATCAAGGTTTGTCTTGAACTTTGAAGTGGCAGTTACCATTCAGTACAATGTTACTCAGATGATTCTGCCAGGAGGAACTGATATAGTTACTGCTCCAGGTGATTCAGTAATGGTAGTGAGCGAGGGTTCAGGTAACTGGAGGCTCATAGGTTACTTCCCAGGCTCAGGTCTGCCAGTTGGAACTGTTACTGCGGTAACGGCAACTGCTCCGCTAAGTTCAAGCGGAGGTAATGCACCTGATATTAGTCTTAACACAGTTACTCCAGATCCATCTGGAAGTTATACCAATTCAAATATTACTGTTGATTCCTATGGCAGAGTTACTGCGGCAAGCAATGGCTCAGGCGGTGGTGGAGGCACTCCTGGAGGAGCAGATACTGAAGTGCAGTATAATAATGCCGGAGCTTTCGGTGGCATACCAGAACTGACTTACTCAGGAGGATTTGTGCAGATTGAAACACCGAAAATAGGTGTAGGTAGTGGCAATGGTCATCTTCACATTCATTCTGCCA